TCTGCTTTTATTTTTTTAATTTTCAAATCTTCTTCGTCCTGTTTTATTTCATCTTCCATTTTTTGAAGACGAACAACACAATCTGCTAAATCTTGAACATTAGCAAGATTATCAACTCCTTGTGGAGAATCTTCTAAAAATTGTTTTTGTAAGTTTTCGTTATTCATTTATATTTCCTTTCTCATATTGAATTTCAATTAAACAATTAATTTTTTCAGCATTTCTACATAATCTATCAAATTCTATTCTTCCAAAATCTTCCTCTCTAGACCAATGTTCTCTTACATCTCCAATTAACTTCTTACCATGCTCATCACGATCATAGGGTCCTTTTATATCATCATCAGGAACATCTATATTTTTCATTAATTTTTTAAAATCTTCGCATCTTTCTTCATAGTCTTTTGGTTCTTTGTCTTTAGGAGCCCAAGAATCTAAAAATCTTCCTTTATATGTTTGATAATGCATCATTGTAAAATTAGACCATATATAAAAACCATCAGCTTGTCTTTCGTTAACAAAATTAAAACCAACAGTCTTAACTAATTTAAGAACAGTTTCTTCTATTTCTATTCTCGGATCTTCAGAATGTTTTCTTTTTATTTCTTCAACTTTATAAACTATTTTTTTACTCATCTATTTCTCCTCTTTCATATAAATTAATATTTATAGGATAATATTTTCTTTCTTGTTTATCCCATTTTAGTAAATTGTATTTTCCATTTGTTGTTTCGGATACAATCGAACAAGCTACACCTATTATAGCAGGATCTCCAGTTAATAACAAGTAGTCTGTTGGTCTATAATCTTTTAATAACTTTCGAAGTTTTATTATTAATGGACCTGGAGAAAAAATAATTTGAGACAATTCTGGTAATAAAAATTTTATTGTACCATATTCTGCTGCACCCATAATATTTATCTTTGGTCTACCCTCTCTTGTACCAGCAATTTCTTGCACGACATAAACAGTAGGTATTCTATCATTTTTAATATCACTGTAACTTATACTTTCTTTTTGCATTACTTGACAATTTCTAACTCATAATATATAGGATGTCAATAGAAAGTGATGAATTATAAATTTAAAACAGAACCGTATAAGCATCAATTAATTGCTTTAGATAAATCATGGCAAAAAGAGGTATTTGCATATTTTATGGAAATGGGTACTGGTAAATCTAAAGTGCTTATAGACAACATTTCTATGCTTTATGATAGGGGTAAAATAAATGGTGCCTTAATTATTGCCCCAAAAGGTGTATATAAGAATTGGTATGATACAGAAATACCCGCACATTTACCAGATCATGTCGAAAATAAGGTTATTTTGTGGCAAGCTAATATTACTAAAGAACAATCTAGAAAATTAGGGACTTTATTTAAATCAAGCGAAGATCTTAATATTTTAATTATGAATGTTGAATCTTTTTCAACTAAAAAGGGCGTTGATTTTGCTGTTAAATTTTTATCTTGTCATAATGCTTTAGTTGCTGTGGATGAATCCACAACCATTAAAAATCCTTCAGCAAAAAGAACTAAAAATATTTTAAAACTTTCTAAATTATGTAAGTATAGGAGAATATTAACAGGTTCTCCAGTTACTAAATCACCTTTAGATTTATATACCCAATGCTTTTTCTTAGATCCCTTTTTATTAAATCATAGTTCATATTACACTTTTAGAACTAGATATGCACTAATGAGAAATGCAAACTTTGGTGGAAGATCAGTACAAATTGTAGTTGGTTATCATAATTTGGGAGAATTATCAGAAAAACTAAAGCCTTTTTCTTATAGAGTTTTAAAAGATGATTGTTTGGATTTACCATCAAAAACCTTTATGAAAAGAATTATACAATTAACTCCAGAGCAGAAAGAAGTTTATCAGCAAATGAAAAAAACAGCTCTAGCTGAATTAAACGGAAAAGTAGTTACAACTATGAATGTGATTACTCAATTAATGAGAATGCAACAAATTACTTGCGGTCATTTTAAGTCTGATGATGGTATTGTTCAAAAAATTAAAAACAATAGAATCGATGAGCTGTTAAATGTTATTGAAGAAATTGAAGGTAAGGTCATTATTTGGGCTCATTGGCGTCATGATATAGACACAATTGTGAAAGAACTTAATAATAAGTATCCTGGTTCTGTGGTGACGTATTATGGTGATACGTCTATGGAAGATAGACAGAAAGCAATAAAAAAAATACAGAATCCTGAAAGCAAAGTCCGTTTTTTAGTAGGCACGCCACAGACCGCAGGATACGGACTTACCTTAACAGGTGCTTCTACAATGATTTATTATTCAAATGGATACGATTTAGAAAAGCGTCAACAATCTGAAGCAAGAATAGATAGAATAGGTCAAAAGAAACCAATGACTTATATTGATATTATTGCGGAGGGTACTGTTGACGAAAAAATCGTAAAATCCCTCCGCAAAAAAGTTAACATCGCTACCGAAATTATGGGAGAAGAACTTAAAGCTTGGATATGAAATTAAAAGTCCTAGATCTATTTAGTGGACTAGGTGGATTTAGTTTAGGTCTTGAACGAACAGGACATTTTAAAACAATAGCGTTTTGTGATAATAATAGATATTGCAATTTAGTGCTACAAAAACATTGGAAAGGAGTTAAGATATATAACGATGTCAAAGAAATCACAAAAGAAAGACTCGAGGCAGATGGAGTTGAACTTCCCGAAATCATCACAGGGGGTTTTCCTTGCCAACCGTTTAGTGTCGCGGGAAAACAAAAAGGAACGAGTGACGACAGATATCTCTGGCCTGAAATGTTTCGAATCATCCAAGAGCTTACCCCGAGGTGGGTTATTGGAGAAAATGTCAAAGGCCTTACTAACATCCAAGACGGCGTGGTCTTCGAGACTGTGTGTTCTAACTTGGAAGGAGAAGGTTACGAAGTCAGGACGTTCAATATTCCAGCTGCAGGCGTCGGCGCCCCGCATCGACGCGAAAGACTCTGGATTGTTGCCCACAGAAAAGAATCTATGGTCAACACCGACGACGTTCGACTCGAACAACATATTGAAACCAAGGAAGAAGCATCCAGGAGGAGGTCAAGTGCCACCTTTGAATCAACAAGTACAACAAATGTGGTTAACACCCTCCGCAACGATGAGGGACGAGAGATCTCCAGAGGCGATGAAGAGACGAGAGGAATACAGAAAGAGCATAGGACGGAAAACAGTACCACCAGGCAGTCTAGCCGAACAAGTGAAATACGGAAAAGCGACAACGGATATGAAGATGTGGCCGACACCGACAGTAGGTTGTGTGGAAGGGGGAGAACAGAGTCACAGAGTGGAGAAGACAGCGAAGGGAGGATACATTCTAAGGAAGAAGAACAAACCCAACAGCACCTTCGGAGCGAAGCTCTCGGACGCAATTCTATTCGAGGAGAAACAAAAGATGAAAGTAGCAGAGGTTCAACCATCCAAAAAAATTGGTTTGACATTGAACCCGACGTGGGTCGAGTGGCTCATGGGATACAAGGCAGGGTACACCGACTTAAAGGATTGGGAAATGCTATCGTCCCGCAAATTGCGGAAGAAATAGGCAGAGCTATAATTAAAGCTGAGAGAGAGTAAAATTTAAAAACAACTTCGCACATAACCTAGAAAACATAGGATATATGCGCGAAGTGTTGTGATTTTCAAAAACAACTATTTTACAGTTATTTTTTTTGGTTTTTTGTCTTCCGGTGGATCATAAACAAGTTCCACTTTCAACATTCCGTCTTCAAGTTTAGCTCCCGTGCATTCAACATACTCAGACAGTTGTAGTCTTTTCAGAAATGATCTTTGAGC